CGCGTAGTGACTGATTAAGCTGTAATGATCAGCACGGCTGAGAAGGTTGAAACTCATACGCAGCTGGTGGCCGACGCTGCTGCTGCTTTGGCGTACGCTTACCTCACTCCCTGTCAACACACGCAGCGATGTGCTGGCGCTACTGGATGGGGTGTAGGTCCGAGAGCTAGGTGTTAGCGGGGGGAAGGTTGCCATTATTCGATACTTTGAACTACATAGGAGTTAGTAATAGAATAGCCGCCGTGAACGGTGGTGCCCGTAGTGCCATTACCATAGGTTTCAACGCTGCAAGAATATGAACCGCCGGATTGCACGCAAATAGAGAGTACAGAGCTTTGTGGTGCAGTGCTGCTAGATCCGCAGGTAAAGGTTTCCGTCGTAGTCCCAAGCTTGATGGCCCTGATAGCGGTGCCATATTCAAGAACCTGTATAAGACTCTCAGTAATGAGTGGTGGACTATATGTAACCAAAACCTCCCCAGTAGAGCAATAAATCAATGCACCGCTGACTGTTTCGGTCCAGATGATGTTCACGGTCCATCCTTGGGATGTTTCGGCCGATGCCTGAAGGCCATCGCCAATGGTGATTGGATCTGATTTCTTTTCAGGTCCATAGCCATCGGGCTGGCTTGGGTCCGGAGATCTTGTCTCAACATAGACAGACTTACCTGCATCGTCTGGCTGAACTACATAATCGTGACCAGTAGCGCCATCAATCGCAGTTCCCTCTCCGGTTTCATCATCGAGTTCATACCATTGAGCGGTGTCGTCTGGGGATGTGACTGGTGCCGTTAAAGTATCGCCAGGAATGGTCGGATATTCAGGCACTGGATTATTGCTGACAATCGCTGTGGAATAGCCGCTATCAACCGCATCCGCCGGGTTATCAATGCCGCTTCCGGGGGCAGCGCCGCCGGTAGCGCCACCAACACCACCACCTGCACCACCGGCGCCGCCGGATGGGCTGCTGCCTGGATCACCGCTTGGATCATCAGTTGGATCCGCTGCAGGAGGCGCAGGATCAGGCGTCGGTACAGGTAGCGTCGGATCGCTTGGTGGCCACGGCTCACCTATTGGCCAGTCATCAGGTGCTGCGACCGGAATATCGTCATCATCGAATGGCGGCCAATCACCTTCAAACCCTGGATCAGGATCGATCACATCAGGCTCATCGATAGGTAAGTCGTCAAAGTTGCCGCCTTCATCCTCTAACTCATCAGTACCTCCATCATCACCTCCAGAAGGATTGACATCGCATGTAAACTCACCGCGGCCAGTTGGATATTCAAACCCCTTAGCCATGGTTGCTGCGACATAGAGCGCCACAATGCTGCGCCCATTGGCATCAATCGGGTAATGCATCAGGTCAAGCTCTACCGCGCCGCTGATGCTCTTGTTAATCCGCTCCACTTCGTACAGGTAGTCATGGTGCGATACGACCCCTGATTCGGTTTCACGGCGCAGTCTGACGCGCACAATGTCGCCCAGCGCCAGCGTGGTGTTGTATGCATCAGGTCGCACCATGATGCGTAGCGTGTGGGTCACAAAGATCCGCCGCGCCGCCAGATAGGCGCCCACCTTTGCGGCGTGCAGTTCTGATGTGCAGAACTCACTCATATCATGCTGTTCGATTGGCGAATTCTCATCAGTGCCAGGCAACTGCACAATGGTTGTGCGGATCAATCCGATGTCGTCGTCTGGCTGCTGCCGCCAGAGCATCTGCATGGTGGTAGGCCGGCGGTCAGCGTAGGCGATGTATTCAATCTCAAAACCGTCGGCCAGCAGGTGATCCTCGGTGAATCCAAACTCCCATGCAACCGTGCCGATATTGATCCCATAGGCTTCTGTGTACGGCAGTCGCGGCTTAAAAGCTTTCTTGCCATTGATATCACTCACACGCAATAGGAAATAGATGCTGATCTCTTGCAGCCAGTCCTCTAGGTTGCGCGATTCCTCAAAGATGCCGTTCCAATAGAACTGCTGCGTCTCAGTGAAATTGGCTGCAGCTGTGAACGTAGCCGTATCAATTAGCGCATCCGGGAAGCGGCTGGATTGCTTAATCAGGTAAATGGCCAGATCGCAGACGTTATTGCTGGAGCCGGGCGTGCCTTCAATTAACCGATCAACAATAATGCCCTCGCGCACAAAGCAATGCACCTGTCGATCCCAGGTGCTGTCGCGGTTAACGTGCGTGTTTTCGTAGCTGAGTGTTGTTAGGTTGTCGTAATAGCCGCTTGTACCGCAAAACGCAGGACAAGGCCATAATTCAGTGCCCGCCACTGCTGTGATGAAATTACCAGGCTCCCACGTGCCGGCACGCTGGTTATATGTTTGCTTCCATGTACCAACTCTGCACGCCCGCTGGAAAACGTCTCGTATCTGCAGTTGCGGCATATCGCCCTGACTGAGCACAAGCTGCAGTTTCACCGATAGTTCATTGGTGCCGGCGTCATTTGTAAAGCGCCCCTCAGTGGCGCCAGGGCTCACGAAGATGCCGCCGACTTCGTAGGTGATCGGTGTTGCAATGCCATCATCCCAGCGATGCGTAAATCGCGTGACACGCTTGCCGAACACAATCGGCACTGTTTCGCCGATTACGATGCTGCGCTGCCTACTGTCGAGGGAGCTGTAGCCTTCAGCGGCGCCTTCATTGCTCGGCGTAGCCGATTCCGACAGCAACTGCAGCGGTGCCTTGAGACGCATTGGCTCCCAAGACATTGTTTCGTATGGAAAGTAGGCTGTCGGGGTACCCATAATCACATCCTAATCGGCACGCCAATCAATCGATTGTTGTATTTGCGCGGCGGCACCTGTGCGCCAACTGGCGCCAGCGTAGAGCCCAGCCGTAGTTCAATCAATGTGAACGATCCGCCCATGCTGATCGCTTCGCCTACATAGGATCCGATCAGTTGTTGCGATGCCTGCGGCGCTGCATTGCTTAACCGCGTATCAAATTCATATAGTTTCACCTCAACCAGCAAATTAAAGTTTAGTGCATTGCTAAAAGCATTCAGTATGCGCTGTGTTGCTGGCGCCTCAATCGTCATGCCTACATCAGTCCCAGGTGTACCGCCGATCAGTCCATTGACTACAAACGGCTGGTAATCCCAATTCGCGCCGTCCCAGTCTACGGTTGTGTTGACGTAATAGCCTTGCCATCGTGCATAGGTGGTGTTGCCTTCATAGATCCGCAGATATTGCGCTTGGCCGCGGTTGCTCATCAGATCGCACCCTGGAAGCGACGGCCCGCAAAGCTGCGGTTGTTGCCCAGCAGATTAGCCGCCAGCGAATTGAGCGAGCGTTCAAGGTCGTCGATGGTCACATAACGCTGGCCGCCTTGCTGCAGCACAGGGCCAGTTTTGATCTGAACAGTGGTGTTGCCTTGACTGGCGCTAGCGGCTGCACTGTTAGGGATGACAGAAGCGCCGCGCATACCCATCAGATAGTTTGCCGATGCCCGTGCCATCTTCGACTCGGGGATGATGTATTCACGACCGGCTTCGCCCACCATGGCGACGGTCGGGCCTTGCACCACTCCGCCCTGAGCAAACCGCGGCAGGCTAACCTCAGTCGCGGTCGGCAGCGTGGGCAGTTTCAGCGCCGACAGCGCCCGGTTAGCCTGCGCGATCAGCTTGTTAATTCCGCTAATGGCGCCATTGATGAACTTCTCAACCATCTTGAGGTAGCTGTTGAAGATCCCGCGAATGAACCGGGCCACTGCATCAAATGGAGATTTCAGAGCATTGGCCAGACCCTTGAAGGCGTCAACAATGGCCCGCACCACGGCCTTAGCGCCGTTGGTAACAGGTTTGATCACGAAATCGTTGAACTCCTTGCCAATGCGCACAAACAGATCACCGATAGCCTTAAAGGCATTAGCGATTTGATCACGGAAGACGTAGATCGCAACGCCAGCGGCCACCAGCAACGCCACAAAGCCCAGCGGCGGCGTTGAGAACACTGCGAGCATCAGTTTGCCAAGTGCGCTCAGCACAGGGATCAGTCCGCTTTTGATCACGGCAATGACAGGGCCAAACAGCTTGGGCAGGCCGCCAACTGCAAGCCCCACCGCAGCCAATGCCTTAAGGAAATCTTGCAACGGTTGCGGCAGTTGCTGCATTGCCTTGATCACATGACCGATTAACACCAATGCATCGCGCAGGATCGGCGCAAGCTGCTCAGCAAGCTGCTGGATTACTTGCGCCAAGATCTCGGCAAACTGCTTAAACCCGGGATTGTTGGCAATCTCATTAGCAACCTGCTCAAACAATGCCATCAGCGACTCAAGTGCTGGCATCAGCGCCATCAGAATCTCTAAGCCCATTGTCTGCAGACGTTCGGTCATATTCTCAATCCGATCATTGAACACAGCCGCCTTATCAGCAAACTCCTGCGTAAGCGCAGTGCTCATCTCGTTCACAGCTTTGCTTCCGCTATTCAGGAACGGAATCAGCTCACTGCCAAGCCGCTTACCAAAGATCTCACTGGCCAGCGTTGCCTTCTCAGTGCCATCTTCCATCTGCTGAAAGCTATCCATGATGTCCTTCATCACGGCATCGGTAGATCGCACCTTGCCGCTTGCATCAGTGAGCGTGATGCCAAGTTGCGTAAAAGCATCTACAGCCGGTCCTGTGCCGGTCGCAGCGTCGCTGATGTTCTTGGCAAGCGCAGGGAACGCCTTGCTTAGGCTCTCAATGCTGGTATCGCTCAGCTCTGCAACCTTACGGAAGCGATCTAGCTCAGGTGCCGCCACGCCAGTCCGCTGCGATAGCTTCGACATTGCATCAGCTGCATCGATCGCATCCTTGCCAAACTTGACTAGGCCAAGCGTTGCGATGATCGGCAGTAACGTCTTAAACACACCGGCCAAGCCGTTGCCAGCCGTATTCAGCCGCTGCATAGCGGTTGCCGATCTGTCGCCAGCGCCAGCAACACCTTGAAGCCCACGCGTCAGCCCTTGGATCTGCTGCTCACCATTAACCTTTGCATTGATCACCAGGGCTGTGGTCATGTCCAGCGCCATGGCTCAGTCCTTCCGCTGACGGTGCATTGCTTCGATCACTGTAGCTTCGATGATCTGCAGATCACTCAGCAGATCAGCCTGATCCTCCACGCGCTGTATCTCGAACATCCAACGCACAGCGCTGTAGTCCAAGCCGATCAGCGCACCGCCTGATACGCGCCACTGCGTCTGGACACGCAGGAACATATCCACCGCAGGCCATGCCTCCGGCAGCACCTCATAGTCGTCGCCGCCATCCGGCTCCGGCAGATCAATGCCAAACAGCGCAGCATCGTCTCCGGTTTCGTCAATCGTTGCGCCGCCCGCCCAATACTCAGCGGCGCCAATCAGTTTTTTCGTTTCTGATCCACCAGCGACTCGAAATAAGCCTCGATGATCGCGCTGGCCAGCATTGGCACATCCAACAGCTGCGCCTTCATCGTGCTGCTGTATGGCACCTCATCGCCATCACCGTCCACCACACCAGACCAGCCCACCAGGATCTCGTCAGCCAGAGACTGATCACTGATCTGGCTGCTTACATCCTCACCGGCCTCAGCATCCTTCAGCCGCTGCTGCACCTGCTGCTGAATCTCATTGATGCGCGTCTGCGGCAGCCGCTTGAACACGGCATCAAAGCTCTGCCGTTCACGCTTGCCGCCATCTGCAGGCATCCGCACCGTGACGGGCCAGCTGTAGCTATCTGACTGCTTTAGAACAAAAGCCAAAGGGCTGAACGATAACGCTCAGCCCATCATGGTCTGCTGTTGTGATCTTGGCAATCAGGTGTAGACCAGGCTCACCTCATCGTTGCCGCTGCTGCCGGGCACCGCCACATATGGGAGCGTCAGCATTTGGATGCCATCCAGATCGCTGTAGCTCGGGTTGCCGATGTCGCAGTTGGAAGCGTTGAAAGTGATGATGTTGCCAGCGGTTTGGCCGTGCTGGAACGTGATCGCACCAGTGGCGTCGGTGTTGGCGATCGTGAAGAAGTCCTTAGCCTCCATGGTCGGCGCCTCGATGATCGCCTCGCCAGCAGGTGCCCGGTTGGTGATGTTCACCGACTTATCGCAGCCCACCAGCTCGCGGTAGTTGACCTCGTTTGCCACGTCGAAGCTGAAGCTGGACAGGCAACCGCTGTAGGAGAAGATCGAGAAACTGGTGGTATTGCCAGCCTTGAAGATGACCGGCGTCTCTTGATTGCTGTAGGTGGTGCTAGGCGCTGCGGTGTCAGTAGGTGCGTTGTAGATGCCGGTCATCGTGAAGCTAATGATCGGGATCTGATTCACCTCAGCGGTCAGGCTCCATGTGCCGCGGCAGCCGGTCAGCTTGTGCAGCACGCCGTCGATGTTGACGTAGATGGTACAGCTGCCGATAGATGCACTGATGGGGGTGTAGGTGACGCTGGTGTCATCTACGACCGTCTCGATGAAGCCGCAGGACTTCAGCAGCGAGCCATAGCGGGGGGCAATGCCAGCGGTGCCACTACCGGCAAACTCAACCTCGAAGCTCACCTCCACGCGGGTGTTGCTCAGCAGTTGCTCGCTGTTGCCCAGATAGGGGCGGATCAGCTCGCGGCTCACAGTTTCGGCTTGAATCGGCGTGATCTCCAGATTCCGCACCAACACGGCATCAGTGCCGGCTGGCGTTGAATCCGTGCCGTAGGTGGATTCCGCCTTAACCAGGATGAGGCGCTTGCGGGTGAGAAGTGCCATAACGATGCGACCTAGGGGAAGGCCGTCCCGGCCT